TCAGGGCTTAATAGGGCTAGCAAGCTAGCCAATACTATGGCTCAAGCCTAATACGGCTAGTGTGCAACGGCCAGTGGGCTGCCTCTGGCCTACCTCACTAGCCACTAATGGCCTGCTGGGCTTGGCCCTGCTGGGCATAGCCCACCGGGCTCGCTTCGCTCGCCCGGCTTGGCTTAGTGTTTAGTATGTGTTATGCGATTGTTGGTGTTTTTTGTTTTTTGTTGTGTGTAGGACTCAAGAGAAAATAATATTATAACTGCGGGACCATAGAGAGAGAAAAGTTAACACTGTTAACGGAATCCTTAAATAGAAGAGCACTTTATAGAGAGTGCAGCACGGATAAAACTGTGTGGAGATGGTGTCACTGATCTTAGGATCATACGAAAACTGGGTATTGAAAAGACCATCCTTACCATTAATCAATCATGAAGACCATCATGACGAATAAGGGAATTTATGTCTCCTTACGTCCCTGTGCGGTTATTAAGTTAAGTAAATAGGGGGGTTTGATTTGGGATAATGAACCGGACGAATTAATGAATAACAAATGAGTGTGTGTCTTATGTAATATCTAACAGAGCATATTACTAAAGAGCCAAGCCAAAAAGGCCCTAAAGGAGCATACAATAGAAAGCTTCGCTTAGCTAGAAGTGCTATGCTTAGGGAAGCTTAGCTAGCTAGAGAGTAGTTATTGTTTTAGATACATTTAAATAGTAGAACACACACACAATATCATGACTAACGAAGAGAAACGTAAAAAGAGGATATGGGAAATATCTCAAGCAGTTATGAAACTGCGAACCTGCGACAAAGAATCTCTTATCGCTGAGTGTATGATGGACTGGGGGACTTCTAGAAGAACAATGTTAGAATATATCAAACTCTTAGTTGCAGCGGGGAAGATGAGGGACGTTAAAGGAATTCTAAAATGGGGAAAGTAGATGAAAAAGCGAAGCTCGAAAGTCTCCAAGACTCCATCCTCAATGGACTTAGAATCTTTAGAGAAGCAGATGAGCTCCTCCAAGAGTTCCGGAAAGGGGGAGAACTTATGGAATGCTCCGAATGCGGTAGAATACGCAGAAAATAAACTAGGTATTAAATTAGATGACTGGCAAAAAGAATATATCTCACATGAAGGAAACACAGTTGTCCGTGCTGGCCGGCAGTCTGGCAAATCCTATGCAGAATCCCTTAGAGTTGCCCTCTTCGCACTACTTAACCCCAAAACAACTACGCTTATTATCGCGTCTGTGGATAGACAAAGTATTGAACTTCTGGAAAAGGTCAAATCCCATATTGTTACGATTGCGGGGGCTCAGATCAAGAAGAGACCTACATTCCATAAGATCGAGTTAAAAAATGGATCTAAAATCATGGCAGAACCCGCAGGAGCAACTGGTTATGGTCTCAGAGGCTTTACGGTTCATAAATTGGTCGCGGATGAAGCGCATTACATACCTGATGCAGTATTCGTCGCTGTTAGACCTATGCTTGCAACTACGGGCGGAACCTTGGACTTATTATCCACGCCACGAGGTAATGAAGGCTTTTTCTACGACTGCTTCCAAACCGAAGAGTTCCACCATATCCACATCAAAAGTATAGACTGTCCGAGAATCACAGAAGAATTTTTAGATCAAGAAAAGAAACGAATGACTAAACTCCAATACTGTCAGGAGTATGAGGCAGAGTTCCTAGACTCATTACAACAATTCTTTAGTAAATCACTGATAGACACTTGTATAGGAAACCCAACATTAGAAGGGAGAAACTTCTTAGGTGTGGACTTCGGAGGGTATGGGGGAGATCAAAATGCTTTCGTAACTCTTGAAAATAAAGATAAGATGTCATTCATCAAAGCCTATGAAACTACAGAGAAGGTGGCCGCATGGGAAACTGTAAATAAAATCCTAGCCCTCAACGCCCGGCATGACTTCAAAAAGATTGGAGTTGACGATGGGGGGCTAGGATCTCCAATTCTAGACTACCTCCTTACTCACAACTCCCTAAAGAGAAAGACTATAGGATTGAACAACGCTTCACGTTCTATCGACGCTGACGGAAGGGTAAAGAAACTACTGAAAGAAGATATGTATGGGAACCTAAAGATTATGATGGAGCAAGGATTAATAAAATTCCAAGATACAGAAGACCTCAGAAGGAGTCTAACTTCTATCCAATTCGAAGTAGATAAAGACACAAAAAACATCAAAATCTTCGGAAGATACTCTCATATCACTGAAGGATTGATTAGAGCAGCATGGTTAGTAAAAAGCAAAGGATTAAATATAATGGCTTTCTGTTAAAACTATGGCATTTACACTATGTTCGAGTCAAGCAATAATAGCAAAGGCAGGAGCACAAGCTAATTCTGACGCTGTGGCAAGTCTCGCACTACTCACTCAATACTCAGAAGAAGCAGAAGCGGAGATAATGGCTATCACTCGTAAAGACTGGACTACAGATTATGCAGGGTTAGATTCCGGGGTAAGTGCAATCTTAGATATGTATTGTTCATGTCATGGGGGAAGTAATCTCATAAATTATGATATGGGGGGCTACACTTCAAGAGAGGAAGCAAGGTTAATGTTAAACTTCCTAGATCAAAGGATGAAAGTGGCTGCGAGTTTACTAAGAGATAAAAAAGTGGAGACCTTCATCGATGGTGCATGATTTTAAGAACTACCCAGAACTAACAAACTCCCAAATGCAATTCTACTATTTCGATTCCCCCCATAAACAAATAACTGAGAATTTTAGGGCAAGAGTTATAAAAGTAACTGATGGCGACACTGTCAGAGTAACAATGTCTGAAAGGAACTTCGACTTCCCAATAAGGATGGCAGATATAGCAGCGCCAGAGCTTAATGAGAGAGGGGGAAGAGAAAGTCAAAAATGGCTATCAACACAAATCTTAGGAAAAGATGTAGAAATTATAATCAATGAAAGAAATAGAGTGGGAAAATGGGGACGACTTCTAGGTGCAGTAATGAGTGGAGGGATGGATATGGGAGAACTGAGTAAAGTTATGGGACACGCAGTAAGTTGGGATGAGAGAGCTAGTCAAAACTTATTTCCTAAACTGGAGAGTTTACTATAATGGCAATCACAGAAACATACGCAGGTTCAAATGAAAGAAGTATCACCAGTTATAACTATACTGATATTGCAAATGGTCTCGGAGTATTTATTTTTTATGCAGCACTGACAGAAAAAAGCTCAGGAGTAGGATATATACTGACTCAAAATACACTCCCAAGTGCAGGAATAGCAATGCTTCGAGGGGCAGAAGCAGAACATGATTTTGATTTGACTGCTTTTAATACATCTAAAACAATCTCAGGAGTAGCTACAGTATCAGGCACAATATATAGTGTAGATGGAACACCCTATTGTAAATTTCAATTGAAGAAATTGTCCGGAACTACTGAAACAGATATAAGTTCTCAAATACAAACACAACAGCTAGTGGCTGGAACAGACGAACAAATATTAGTAGAATTACCTTTAACAAAAACTGTTTTTAAGGCAGGAGATATTTTAAGATTAACAATAGATTTTGATGGAACTAATGGAAATCAAGGAATTGGAATAGACCCAGCAGGAATTGTTGTTGGGCCAGACGCCAATGTTTTACAACCACTAAAATTAGCAATCCCTTTCAAACTAGATATATAAAATGGCAGAAAATAGAATAGACTCAACAATAGCAGCGGACTCAGGAGACGCAAGAGAAGCCTACACAGTAGAATCAGCAACTCTAGACTCCCCACAAGATCAAGATGAGACAAGTTGGACTAACACTAGATGGGCGGAATACCTCGGTTACTTCAAGCAAATCCCAGAACTTAATGCAGCAATCAACGCTAAAGCGACATGGACTATTGGAAAGGGATTCAAAGCAGACACTCAGACCACTTTTATTTGCCAATCTATTAGAGGGAATGGGATGGATACATTCAACACAATCCTAGAAAACATGATCCGAACTTACTACATCGGAGGGGATGGATTCTGTGAGATTATCCGAGACGCTAAAGAGAACTTAATAAATCTTAAACCCTTGAATCCGGGAGATATAAAAATCATAGTAAATCGACAAGGAATCGTTACGAAATACGTCCAACTGAATCATGTTAACAAAAAGGTAGAGAGGGAGTTCAAACCGGAAACTATCTTCCACCTAGCGCGTAATAGAATCGGAGATGAGATTCATGGAGTGTCAGTAATAGCCGCGGTTGAAAATATAATTCTGGCTAGAAACGAGGCTATTACTGATTATAGAACTGTCATGCATAGATACGTAGAACCTCAATGGAAGTTCAAACTTAAGACAGATGATCCAACAGAAATCGCAGCATACAAGGCGAAGATGGACGCTTCAACAGGGAAGGGAAACATATACGAACCCTATGATGTCTCTGAGAGTGAACTTATATCAGTCCCAGCAAACTCTACTCTAGACCCTAAGGCATGGATAGATCAACAGGGGAACTTCTTTTATGAGTCAGTAGGAGTCCCTAAGATTATTCTAGGTGGTAGTGGGGAGTTTACAGAGGCCTCCGCAAAGATTGCTTATCTTGCATTCCAACAGAATGTAGAAGAAGAACAACTATTCATAGAAGAACAGGTAGGACTTCAATTAGGTATGGAAATAGAATTAACATTCCCAGCGTCGCTAGAGAATGAATTATTAAGTGATAAAGCAAAAGATGGGGCAGAGAATATTCAACCAAATGAAACAACCGCAGGAGAAGGACAATGAATAAGAAAGACATAATATACAATCTAATCAATTCAGGAATAGCAGGAGCATTAGTATTCGCTGGTGCGATGGCTAGTGGGGGTTTAACATCTACAGGAATCTGTGCAGCACTAGGAGCGTCTCTAGTTGTATTCTTAACTAAATTCAGAGAGTATTGGGGAACCGCAAACCCAACACCTCTATTCATGTTTATCTAATGGAAAAAAAACCAAAGAAGAAAGAAGCACCATACGCATTCGCTAGAGTCTCTAAGAAAGAAAGAGGAGAAGTTGAAGCACTAGGAGCAGAAAGAGGGTATAGGGGAAGTGCGAAGGAAGCAAAAGAAGCCAAAGATTCAGGAAGAGGAACTATTACAGGGAAGACCCCGGAAGAACAGGCACAAAGGAATATAGATGTAAAGATAGCAACAGAAAATATAAATAATCCACCAGCTCCAGAAGGAGCATTAAATCAACCAGAAGGAACTGGGACTGTAACAGTATTACCTCCTCCAAAAACAGCAGAACCAGCAGCGATAGATACAGAGATCATAACAACCATCGACGAATCAGGATTTGAAAGACAAATTGAAAGACCTATAGGAACTTTAGATAAAATGAATGCAGCATATGCAAGGAGAGAAGGAAGAGTTCCTTTTGATGAATTACCTGCTTATCAACAATTCTTAGCCGGTATAGCGGTAACGGGGGCTTCACCACAAACACTAACCAGTGGAGGAAAATTATTAAACAATTTAGGAGATCCTTTAACAAAATTTATGACGACTACATTAGGAAAATATGTAACAGGGATAACAACCTTCGCAGGAATTATGACGTGGCTAGCTTCAGATAATATAATTGGTTCAATGAGTATTTACACAAGAGATCTAGCGGAAGATGTTACATTCGGAAAATTAAGTAAAGAAGAAGCACTAGAAAAGATAAATGAAGGAGACGCTTTTGTAG